CATCCGTCGAATGGCAAGCGACATGGATAGATACGCAATGGGCGGATATACATAGTCCAAGAGTGATTTTTTCCCCTCTGTGAGGTCTGCACCGGAAAGTAACAATGCGTGATCCTGCCCCAAAGCAGGCTTGATATAACGTCGCTCCACTTCCTTGATAAAAGGCAAAAGCAGCAAATACATACGTCCAGAGCCGTCAATTGGGAACTGTGCGTCAAACATGGCTGCATTGCGGATAAAAAGCGAACGGGTAGTTTTCTTCTGATCAGAGTTTTTCCATTCTTCCGGGTTCTTAAGATCCAAAAATGAAATGAGCCTGTCCACGGCCTTGTAATAGGAATTCAGATGCAGTTCGTCGTCGCGTTTTAACTGCCACTCCCAGGGAAGTTTTTCGTTGTCGGAGTCAATCTTAACTTTTCGACCTGAATCCTCATGGCTGACATCATTCTTTTGGTACATTGATAATGTGGACAACAGGGCAATTGGAAGCTGCACATAATGCACCAATTCATTGTATGTCGGGTCCAAATCCGGTGTTTCGGCCACGTATACCGATTCGGCTTTAAGGAGCACCGCCGCACCAACAATTTTGGAGAGTTCCTCAGTAGCCAAAAGGATCTCAGTCTTCATTTTCTCAAAATCGTTGGATGCATAGTAAGTGCCAGTGAGGTTTTTTAGTTCCTCATTTCCGTTATCATTTTTATTGAAAAGCATACTCAAATATTGTTTGTGGAACGGTCCTTGGCCGAAACATTATCTTCTTTATTGACCACCTGTCGGTATAATCCCATTGCTATATTTTTCCCTGGGAAGTTCACCTTCAAAGCTTCATGAATGGGTTCAAACACAATGTCCTCGCAAATCTGTGCATCGGCAGCGTAGAAGATTTTTAGAGCGTAGAGCATTTGAGACCCAGAGTCTCCTTTGCCATCAATGATGATGTTTGAAAGAGCAGGATTCAGCCCAAATCCGGAAGTAGTTGAACTATCGGCAATTCTAGAAATCTTTGTTTGAGCATCAATGTATTTATCGATGTTCATCTCAATGGGTTCAACCTTCCATTCACATTTATGACCGTCCATGTCGGTGAAATCGATTGTTTCTAAGAATTTTCCGGCATTGCGTTTTCCGGCTAGCACCTTAGCAAGGGTCTCTGTGAGTTGATCACGCAGTTTGTTAAGTTCAGCTTGGAGCTTAATCTCGTCCCATTCGGGATTCATCTGCTCAAGTAAATCTTTTTTTTCCTGCCAATATTGGGCCGGCTCGTGCACATGATAGGCAGCAGCAATCATGTTATCCGTGAGGTATTGGATAATGTCCGGGATATCGTTAGCACGGCGTACCCATGGAATCGATCCGAAAAAAGAGGAGATGGCGTAGAAGTAACGAGAAAACGTACGGTATGAAAGGTATTTCATACTCACCGAAGATGCACATGGATTGCTAAGATCAAAGACCGGGTACCTATCCATCGTTGAGCGCCGCATGCTCTCAAAATCACCAACAATGATATTTTTCACATCCTGAAGACGACGGCCACCATCAGGCCATTCCAGCCGGCAGTCATTGGAGTGTTCACACTCAAGCTTCGAAATCCAATTACGACCAATTCTGCGACCTCTACCCGAATAGTATTTTACGAAAATACCACGCATAAAATTGAACTCAAGTAACGCATTTCGGACAAACTCCTTATAGTCCCACGTATCCAACCAAGCTTGTATTTCCGGATCCTCAACCCATTGTTTGTTGATTTCATTATTTTCAAACACTGTTTTGTACAAGTATGGGCCCTGACCATATTGCAACCCAGTCTTGCGATCCAAAATACCTGGGCCAAGATTGTTTTTTTCCAACAGATTGCGCACATTGGCCGGCAAATTATTGTCCGACCCGAAGGGCACCACTTTAACTCCCCCATAACTCACAGGGTCACTCTCCCATGATCCAACCAGATTCAAGAATGTGCTCATGGACATATCGTCCGAAGCACGATTCATAGCAATGGCATACGTGCCAACACCAGTATTCACGAACGAGAGGCCTCCAATTTTTTTCACTTCACTCATATAAGTTCCAGTTTCTCGCCGTTAAGCTCCAACAAAAGAAGCTGGTAACAACGGCCGTATTCATTTGCATCCAAATCATAATAATTGAGCATGATATCTGCGTGAACGTTATCCTCAACAGTGCTTTGTTTTCGAAGGCGTGCGTTTCGAACTTCCACAATACCGGTGCTCTTATGGCGTTCGTAGCTGTAACTCATGAAAGCAAACGAGAATGAGAGGTTACGCTCGCTCAGCTCGCGCATCATGGATATCGCTTTAAAGACGTCCATCATTAAAAGAACTTCTTGCTTCTAAGAAATAGATAGACAAACACTATGACCGCAACAGTTATCAAAACGATACTCCAAGAGATAAACCCCGGAGATGTGACTTTGGTTTTTGTTGAAACGGTTGCAACTGCTTTATGCTCTGTGTCCATCTTAGTCTTTTCAGAAAGCGTGCTGCGCTTTTTTTGTCTTGCCTTTCCGGTTTCTTGATGTGTCACATCAACCGCTTTACGTGCGTTACGTGTCCGAACCGTAGTGGTTTTTTTAACCATATACTGCTCACCGCTGCTGTCGGGCACCGACCATAGGATTTCAGTTATTGTCTCCGATGATTCATCACTAAGCTGGCTTTGATCGCGAAGAATCGAGATCTGCTCTTCGTTCTGTGTTTCATCGACCTTGGCGGAAATATCCGTGTTTACAATACTATCTGTATGTAGTTCTGTGTTTGTATTGGTCTTTACTGACTTACATGCAAAGCAAAATATAAGCAGAAGCAGGGTAAGAAAGATCTTGGCTCCGACACCAAAAGGTAATTCAACGTTTTTAAACATAGGAAGCTTATTTGATGGTTATGTACACTTCGTACCCTTGGCTGATGTATTCTTTGATGCGAGCCACTAGTGCATCCTCTGCCTTTCTGGACTCCAAAAGACCACCTACGACTTTGTTCTTTCCCACTAGTATGCATCCAAGAGTATCCTTCGGCCAACAACCGACATGCATCAACACATAATCGTGTGATGGCACATTTTGAAGCCATGGCAACTGTCGGCCAAAATGAGGGGAATCATACATCAATATCCGATAAGTACCAGGAGTAATTGCCGTCTGGCCGTAAACCTTTCCTTCTCCTGGATCCTTCGTGTCACCGTCACCATTAAGATCGTGCATCTCTCGAACGGTATCTTCAAGTGTATCACAGAAATATTCACCATCGATGAATAATTTGCCGATAGTGTAGGTCGGTCTCTTTGCGATCCGATCAAGCAGTAGGTGTCTCGTTTTCATCTTTCTTACCGTATTTAAATGTGCACAGAAATCGTTTCCAGGCGTTTTGAATGACATCAATCAACACCCGCTTATCCTTTCCGGTAATGCTTCCCATATTCTCTAGGATGGACGTAACGTATTCAATCATGAAATACGTCAGAATGACGATAAAGACAAACTGGAAGAACAAGTGAGCAGCTGAAGAAACGATTCCACTGCGCGCGGCAAAATCCGATTCAAAGGCATGTGTGATGTAAAGCAAAGTGAACCACACAAATATTTTGATGATGCACCGGGAGAACCTAAAGGATGAGAACTTCTGGCCACGCTTTTTACTTGCCTTAATTCCGGACCACGTTTCAACAAGAATGGCCACCACCATCGCTACGGCTAGTGCCGGTCCTATTCCAAAAAGTTGATCAACGATTCCGGCAAGGAAACTCAGCGTCAGGGTAAGGCTTTGAAGACGGTATTTAAAACTTGGCGCCAGTGAAAGCATAAACTCCTCAAAAGAAGCATACTCATAAGTTTGAAGAAAGCGAGAAAGGATTTTCATCGTTATGGTGTTTTACACAAATTTATGTTTACGAGATCCTTTGGAAAGGACATCTCACCGTGAGGCATTGGCTAATATTTTCTCATAATCCTTGGTTTTTTTATAGCTACCATGGCTTCCGGAGATCACCGATTCGGCTTGTAAAGGCACATCGAGTCTATCCATAAGCTTCGAATACATGGCGGCATGCTTTTCCATCATATCCATGACAACAGTCATCGTATCACTGGCATCGGTCGTAGTGTTGGAACTCGCAGTGGCAGAAACTCTAGATCCAAAACCTCCGGCCCTTCGTGATCCACCGGTGAGCCTTACCTTCTCAAGTATCTGCGTGGTGTTAAGCATGCGAATCGTGCCGTTCTTTTGAGCCATATCAAATACGTCCAGGAACTGACGAACATTTGGATTACGGACGCCATCGGCATTGTTCACAAATTCGTTGGAATGAACAGGGCCATCTTCAACATCATCACTGCTTGACTTCTTGGTGTACCCTCCCACCCTATAACCAGACTTGGCTGCATCCCTAGCGGATTTTGCAGATTTTATCTGTGAGGCACCATAGACCACAGCAGCGGCGGCAGCGGCAGCACCCAGTGCAGGACCGACAACAGGAATGGCGGCCATCGATGTATAGGAGTCCATTGCCGCCTTGGCCGTTTGTGCAATAATCTGGGCTACTGTAACAACAAAGTTGGCATCGGCATACTTAGCTCTGATCTTAGCCTGTTCCGATTCTTTTTGTTCTTCAAGCTGCGTCGTATCCTGACCACTTTTTTTGGCGGCACGGATCATCTTCTCATACTTGAGATCTACTGACGAGATCTCGGCATCCTGCAAACCATTGATTGCTCCGGATGCTTGAGAGGCCACGTTACCGGCAGCATCAAAGTATTCTGAGGTCTTTTCCAGGAGTGCCCGGAAATGTTCATCGGATAGTTTCTTTTTTACTTTTAGTGCTTCCTCGTGGGTGATTATCCCCTTATCCTCATAATACTGAATGAGTGAAAGTTCCGACTCTTTCTGACTTTTTAATGTATCAAGACCATATTTCTGAAGGATAGACTCACGGGAATCTACACCCTTAAGCATAATCTCATTTTGTTTTTCTTGTATCTGTTTGGTGATGGTCTCAACCTGTTCGGCAGAAAGGCCTTGGATAAGAAGCCTTTTTCGAAGAAACTCCAGCTCAAGAGCGAGCTGTTCATCTTTGAACTGTGAATCACTCATCCTTTCTTTCACCCGCCTATCGGCCAAAAGAGCTTCAGCCTTGGCCTGATCGGTCTCAAGCTGATCCAAAGCGAGTGCAGCATCTTTTGAAGATAGTTTACGCATCTTTTCGCGATGTTGTTCCTCAAGCAACTTAAACGCTTCAAGTTGTTCTGCTGTCATCTGCTCCTTCTTGATCCCAAAAAGCCCAGTCTCTCGCAAACGGTTTTCATATTCTTGTTCCTCTGCCCGTCGGGGATCGGCTTCAAGTATGATCTTCTTAATTTTTGCATTCTGCTCAATCTGTCGATCGAGTACCGCTTTATCAATTTCGGCGATCTGATTTAGAAGGTCTGTTTTTAAAGCCGGATCCGAGATGGTTTTTAGGAGTTCCTTAAGCTTCTTTTTACGATCAGCATCAAAAGCATCTTGCTGTTCAAGCAAAAGACGATTGTATTCTACTTCGGATGAGATCTCATTATCCCGGAAGCGCTCTTTGATTTTGGAGATTGCTTCAAGATTCTTGGTATCAAGTTCAGTGAGTGTATTATCCACCTTTTTCTTTTCCGCGGAATTCGTAGTGGAGGGAGCCTGAAGTGGTGTTCCTGTTGTAGAGTCATCGGGTGTAATCACCGGTGTAATGGGTGATCTTGGTTTTTGTGGTGTGGTCGGTTTAGGATTTTTTTGATCTGATTTCCACTTCTTCATTCGCTCTTCATAGGCCTTTTGATATGCTGTTGCCACATCATCACCAAACGACATGAATGCATCCTTCATGGCGTCAACGCCTTCCTTCATTCGTTTTGGATCAAGGGTTGCGGCACCGGAAATAACTTTCCAGACACCGGTCCAAAAGCCTACCAAGTTTTTTGCTAGTGCTTTGATGGAGGCAAACAGCCCTTGAGTTACGGCTTGAACCTTCACACTATGATTGTACCAGGTGATGAATCCTGCGACGAGTAACGAAATGAGAGTAACAATTAATCCGATGGGGTTGTCTTTCAATGCGAAATTGAGCATCTTCTGAGCAATGGCCACTCGATTCGTCCATAGTTCTTGAATTTTCTTCCAGGCGACATCGGCCTTGGCTGCGATCGTAGCTTTACTCACCGATATGGCATACGCGGAAACCGCAAAAGTCAAAGCAACAATCCACTGCCAATTGTCTTTTATGATCGCTGGCAACTTCACCAAAATCCGAATAAAAAGGGTGGCAAGATTGGTGGATTGCAAAAAAATCGGGTTGAGTTGTTTCCCTAAAGCTTCTGTCTCATCTTTAAATGATTTGATGGCTTTTTCTTTCAAGGCATTCATGGTTTGATTCTTGATGTTGAATTCATTCAACACTGAGGTTCCATCTTTGAAAGACTTATTGGACAAATTGATAAGTTCGCGAAAACGAGCTGTATTGTTGGCAGCAGCGCCAATCGCCTTGTTTGCTCCATCCGCATTGACTCCAAGTGCTTCAAGGGTTTTGGCTGTTTCAGTGGCATTCATCCCCTTCATTGACTCAGAGAACTGGAGAAAGAACTCGAGAGGGTTGGCATTGATAAGATCCTCAACTTCCTGGCGACTCTTGCCCATCACCTTGCCAAACTTATCGGCATTGGTGGCGGCTTGTTTCATGAAAATATTGTAGGCACGTGAGGAGACTTCGGATTCGATACCACTTTCCTCAAAAGCAGCGCCAAGAGCTAAGGTGTCAGCAATTGAGGGCTTAATGGCATCCGGAAGCGATCCCATCCGGGTGGTGAAATCCGCAATATTTTCTTCGGTAGCATTACCGTTTGCTCCTAAATCGTTGATGGCCGAACCGATAGACAGGTAAGCCTTCTCTACCTCCATCTCTTTTGTCTCACCAAAAAGCTGCTTCAGCTTACCCAGCTTTGATGCAATTTCATCGACACTTGGGAAACTATCACCAAGCGCAACATTGGCCACATCCATCGCTTTTGTAAATCCAAGAATATCCTCTTTAGCTATCCCAATACGACCACCTTCTTCAGCTATTTTGTTGAGTTCCTCGCGTGAGGTCCGTGTATCTATTTTCTTGAGTTCTTCGTTCAACGTGTGCACTTCGTCTCCAGACATCTGAGTGGTCTTCATAACGTCGGCATATGCTTCGTCAAATTCAGCGGCACTATCACGAACTTTACGTAAAGCAAAAGAGAGGCCGGTGACTGTAGCAATCGCAGCGGTGCCCATGGTAAAGTATTTATTGAAACCATTAGCCATACTAGATAGCGAAAGGCCTGTCTGCTTTGCGTTACCGTTGAGTTCCCGAATCCGGGCACTGACTTCGGTTGCTTGTTTCTTGTATTTATCTAGCAAAGGGCTGTCACCAGGTAGATGTCCTATGATGGAGTTTAGCTCCTGCTGGCGTTTTTTAAGCTCCTTCAGACTAAGACCGGTCAAACCAATTTTCTCGTAAATCGCATCGTATTTTTGATGCAACTGTTCGAGTTCTGCTTTCTTTTTGGTCCACTCTTCAGATTCTTTTGGGAGCTTACGCATCTCCTTTCGAATATTGCGCATGTCATCTTCAAGCTGCCTGAGCTGCTTTCGGTTAGAATCATTTTTAATTACGATCTCTAATTCTACGCGGTCAATCTTTAAGCTCATACGGAAATGTTTATGCGGTTTTCAAGGATGCCTTTGATACGGGCGACCTCTTGGTCAGAAAGTTCATACATAAGGACTGAGATAAGCCTATTGAGCGTTCCATAGGCATTCTTTGAATACCAGTCAGTGTCTTTGCTCCTCGGCTTAGTTCGATTTTCTTTAATACCCCAAAGCAGAGAATTGGTGTTGGTATCCATCAGGTTTCGGCCACGTTTTTTGTGTTTCCTGATTTCAATAAACCGGCCGTAGGTAAAGAAGTTTACGCGCAGTCCACGGTTTATTCCCTCTTTGAAATTGGTATAGTTGAGGACATCCATCAGCTCATCCGTCACACGGATATTCTTCTCCTGTAGAGTCTCGACCAATAGATCAATCAGATACTCTCCATGCTGAGATAGCACCTCTTCTTGAAAGAGATATTCGATATCTTTTTGTGTGATTTCTGCCATACTTGAGCTGGTATTCAAATCAAAAATACCTGCGTCAAAGGCCTATAGAAAGGACAAAAAAAGCCCCGATACCGTAAGGTACCGGGGATAAACAATATTAAGTCTACAATAAAAGTGGTTATTCTACTTCCAACAAGTCTTTGCCAATTTTGTGAAATCCATCAACAATCTTATCGCGTTGCTGTTTGCGTGGATTACGGATTCCTTGAGCGTAATGCCCCAACTGCTTTTCATTAATTCCGGTCAGTTTGCTCAAGCCTGTTCTAGTAATTACACCTTCGTAGTGATGTAGAAGTGCCCTAATGTCCAATTCAAAAATAAGATCGTAATCCGAGTTAAACGGAGCAGGAATTTCATCTCCATCTTCTTTCATCGTGTCAAGATGCAGTTGAATTGCCGTGCGAATACCTTCTTTTACTCCTGAAAGTGTTTCATCAACAGCAACACATCCGGGAAGAAGGTCCACCATCGCACCATAGTTTTCATTCCACACAATTTTAATTTTAACTTTATACATGTTCTTACGTTTTTATCGGTCTTATCGGTCTTATCGGTCTTATCGGTCTTATCGGTCTTATCGGTCTTATCGGTCTTATCGGTCTTATCGGTCTTATCGGTCTTATCGGTCTTATCGGTCTTATCGGTCTTCAAGCAGGGGGCTCAACGCCACCCTGCTTGTTTGAATATGCTATTCAAAAGAAACTGATCCAAAGTTAGGCTGGGCTTTCCTCTCAATGTGACCTTTCCTTTCTTTTTGGGATGCTTATACTGCCGGTGATCACCTTTTGTTGTGCATAGATACCAACCATCAGCCTCCAACAATCGAATTAATTCTGAAACTTTTAATGGGTTCATTCAAATGTTTTTTCTTACTCACAAAGATAGTATATACACTATCATTCACCAAATAAAATGATATATTTTTTACTATCATTTTTTTTCAATGCATAAATAAGCCCAACGGGCGGTTAACCGGTTGGGCTTAATCAGGAGTGGAAGATAAAAATCAATCGATTTGATGCCTTTGAATATAATCGGATTCGGTGAGTCTTTCATATACTACACCGGCAGCATCACCCAAATCAAACGAAACTGTTGTTATGTTGTCTGTCAAAATTTTGGGAGAGATCCCGGCCGCAGTATAAAGATCCAGCGCTACTTGAAGCCCAGAGGCCATCGAGTCTGAATGAATACAATAAACGAGTGTGGCCATAGCTAGTTCGATTTACTTTCATTCATCGTTTTTTCAATCTGCTCACCAATTAGCTTATGAATATTCACCAACTGATCAAAAGAGAGCTCACCAATCTCACATTCATTGGCATTAATGAAGTATAGATCCTGATTGTATGCTGGGTCTTCATCAACAATCACATTTCGGGAGATGTATGCACGTGTTTTCATGATATACCTCCTTTCGTGGTGACCAGGTTGATGGACAGATTAAAGTCATCGCCAAGGAAGTTGATCATAAACCCGGATGAAGTGGCCACAACCGTGGATTCAACAGTTTTTGTGTCTTCTTCACCAAGTTTGGTAACGTTGTTTTGTAAGATCTCGAGGGCTTTCCCCATTTTCCGCATGGATAGCACCCTGCGGGTAGTCACCGGAGCGGCAACAGTGTTGTTCTTTTTCATGAGAGTTCTGCATTTTTTATTTTGGAGCACAAGGAAGCGGTGCTCACTTAACGCTGCAGAACTCTCACTAGGGGGAATTGCCGGTCTACGGCTCGTTAAATGGCACCGCCATGTACTTTTTGGACATAAAAAAACCACCTGTCCAAAGGTGGGGGAATTCTCCCCTGTAAAAGTTCTGCACGGCAAACATACAACTTAAATCAATAGGTTGTATGCTTGCGGTGTGAAAAAGTTACCAATCTTCGTTTTTGTTTGTTCCTTTTATGAATTCGACGTAAGAGGAAACGACGGAATTAAAATAGCGTTCCACATCATCTTTAGCCTCTTTCTTAAACAAATCTCCATTGTTCTTATAAATCACATAACCGGACAATATTCCACCAGAGAATTTCAAGTCATAATTGCCCGCATTCATTTTCAGATCCACAAATTCGAAACGAACTTTCCCATCTTTAAAACGCAACTCTATATCATAGGTTGCATTAATTGGGATTTTTGTCATTGGGCCATTGTTATACTTGATAAAACTAGGCGCATAGGTCGAAAATCGTAAATACTCATCGACCGTGTTTCCTTTTATTGATGCAGCTGCATCTTTTCTGTTTTCGTTAACATATTTCTGTGATTTTGCATATAAGTCATGCGCAGAAATACCCTCAAACGTAAGTACAAGGTAGGAATTGTTCTGATTCTCTGAACATCTCAGGCCGGTTGGAGTGGCAACAAACTGAGCATTAATAGATAAGCAAACAAAACTCAAGATTAAGATTAAAAATGTTCTCATAATTTATGGTGGTTAAAGTTTTAACTCTCATTAATTTTTCAAATGCAAATAAATAAACTCAATAGAAACTAGATAATGTGACATTTAATTCATTGGCCTTGATTGTCTCTTAGAGAATACTCTATCCATAATCAATGATTTATCTTTAAAATGTCTCGATATTTTTATTGATAATTTGTGATAATCATCTTCACCATTCTCATCAACATAATAATTGATCTCAATTTTTCTGCAATTCTCATGTTCAAATATTCTATTCAAAAGCAATCTGTCTGATAACCCAAAAGAATGACCTAAAGAATGGACATAAACACCTTCGTCTCCTTCATCCATGAATTCTTTAACTTTCTGATAATTGTCCACTTTCAAGTACCCAAAGGTCTTCATATTTGTCAAATAATCGTCATCATCTTCATCCTCCAACTTTTTATAGTAGCTATCCATTTCATCTCCGTAGCCAAATATCATTGGATTCTCAAGATCAGTCGTAAATCCGTGAATATAGACATATTGAGGATTGCCTGAAATCACGGATTTATAAAGATCAATTGTTGGTGTATAGTTGAATATCAAAAATAATTTATCCCCTTCAGTAAGATTGAAAGTTGACCCCTTTAAAGGATAATATGCAAGACAATACTCTAAAATATCAGAAGGAGTCACCTTTATTATATCATCTAGAATTTTGCCTCTCATATATTCACTTAGCTCTTTCTTTAGTGATTCAAAACAGCTATTTAAACCCTTTATTGAATAGGGGAAAACACTATTCCCCCTTTTTACATTAGTCATGGAGTGGATATTGACCATAGACGTGTAATACAACCTTTCTATATCTGACCATCCATTCCTTTTGACAATATCATCTAAGAACCAAGATTTAGTAAAGGAAAAACCGGCGTACTGATGTGAACTAATTTTATTTATGATCTCAAAAAAATCCTTTGGTTCCGAAATTGAATAATTTTCTTGATGAAGAGTAAGTGGAATTCTGTGTTTAATATGGATCAGGCCATCATTATCATCAATTTGGCCATCGCTGTTTCTTTCCAATTGGCCATTTATCAGACTATCAATCTTTTTATTAAGATACCATGTAATAAAATCCTTATAACTGGTTTTTAATCCGTGATTTAAATCAAAGCCATTACCGATTATGTATAAGTGTCTCATGTGAATTGGAATTATATTTATAGTTCTGAAAACACATAGAAAACCCCGAAACTTAAATGGAATCGGGGTTTTCTATAAAGTGAAAAAAAATTATTCAATTCCCAATGATTCAAGAAATAAGTGCATTTCACTATATGTTGTTTCTCGATTGTCCATATTTTTTGAAGTCATTCCGGTTTCAGCATTCTTCTTCGCTTTTTCAATTGAACCATTAGGTTGTCGTGCAACTGTCATTTCATTATGCAAACTTGCAATTGATTTGAAATACTTAGATGTTTTCTCATAATTCGGCCTGAATTTTCTAAGCTCACTTTCCAATTCATCGTAACTCTTAAATTCTTTTGTTATAGCAGATTTGGTAAAATGGTATAGAAACCACAATTCGATACAACGTTCAGTTTCAAAAAAAACGACCCGGCATTTAATGCCTTTGGTTTTTTTTTCAAAAATTTTATCGTTGTATTTTTCCTTTAGTCTTTGATAGTCATCTTTAGCTTTTCCATTCCTTTTTCCATCCATATCAATTAAACAAAAAACAGCATCAAATCCAGACTTAATTGAATCCTTGATATATTTTTCTAAATCTTTTAGACTAGATGCTTTTTTATCTAGTGATTTAGGTGTAATTATAAAGGGGGACAGGTGTCTTATTGATTCAATATAGAACTTTTCAGTTATACCTTCACCAATTACAGATACAGCATAAGGTCTTCTATTCATTGTTTTCATTATTCAATAGCGTTGATCCTAAAACTGGTTTTGCTCCTAATTTCCCTATCTTATAGGCATTAAATAATGATACATTCTTATGAATACCTTGATCGGAGGCTCTATATAAGTATGAATATGCAGTATTACGATCCTTTTCAACAAACCATACCATATCTCTTCTTATTAACCAATCTTCATCAAGTAGCATTTGATTATGAGTTGTAAAAATTAATTGAGAAGAACTATCTGTTTGAATAAAGGTTTGCAAATAATGTTCTAATAAATCGTAGTGTAAACTGTCCTCTAATTCATCTTCCATTATAATGCAACCACAAGATTTCAAATCATAAAGCAATCGGGCTAAGCGAAAATATACTCTGGATCCATTTGACTCTAAACCAAAAGATATTTTCATTTCACCATTGATTGTTTTATGATCAAAGATTAGTTGCCTTTGTGGTTCAAGCAATCTAGATTTAATCTTATCTGGCAAAGTATTATCATTTCGAATATAATTCAATTCATCATCTGATCTTTCAATAGTAATAATATTAAAATCACTTATATTAAAATCAGCCTTGTTAAGAAGATCCAAAATGAAATCTTTCATCTTAGGATTCTCGACAGCTTGTTCGGCTATTTCAGAACCGCCTATATATATACCTAATTCATGGACAAAGTTTTTTAACCAATCATTTAATTCAACGAAATAGACTGGAGCGTCAATATTCTTTTTATTAATTGTAGATAAAACGGTATGATTTGACAAAGTATCTTTATTAAAGGCATCCTTCTGCTTAGCCTTCATGCCTATGGTACTGCCAAACTTAATTAACTCACCCTTTTTTCTTTCATATAAATCAGATTGAACACCTTTATCGCTAGTGTATGTCATTTTTTCATATAGAACACTGGTTTGATTATATTCAAGGGTATATTCATATTTTCTTTTATTCGCCCAGAAGACTATTTCAAATCGTGTAGGTTCCCCTTTTCTTAACTCAAATGGTCTATAAACATGAACTTTTTCGTTTTCATTATGTAGTGGTCTAAAAAGCATTATCCAAAGCGACTCAATTGCTTTTAGTAAATTTGTTTTTCCCGATGCATTTGCACCATAAATCACTCCAACACGCAGTAATCGGACTCCAGGTTTTGGCTCTCGTATAAGAGAATCAGCGTGTTTCGTATCTGAGGATGCCTCAAATGATATTGTTTGCTTCTCTCCAAAAGATAAGAAATTTTCTACAGAAAACTCTTGTATCATATTTTTAGGTGTTAAATTCGTAGATATATTACAAATATAGGACTCATTCTTCAAAAACCAATCTTTTCTCCACTTTTTTCCATTTGATTTTTGGATAATTATATAAAAAGAATTTCAGGCTCTTTCTTTGCTACTTTCTTTAAGCCTCATAAAGAAAGTAGCGCCAAAAACAGCCCCACACGCTTTGTTTAAGGCTGTTTTTAAGGCTTTAAATCAATTACAGCTTACCATCATCGGCGAAACTATAATAAGAAGTAGGCGAAATAATAACATGGTCGCAAAGCTTCATATCTAAGTATTTGCATCCCTCCTGTATTTTTCTTGTGATTACTTTATCGCAATCGCTTGGTTGGGGATTCCCCGAGGGGTGATTGTGAGAAATGATTATCGAAGAAGCATTTGCCTTAAGGGCAATTTGAAGGATAATTTTGGGGTCTGCGGTTGTTTCAGAGAGTCCACCCTGGGATATTTTTGCTACACCTAAGACTTTATGTTGGTTATTCATGTAGATAGCCCACATTTCTTCGTGGTGCTCAATGCAAGATTCATAACGAGTCAAAAGGAGCTGGTAAATATCCTGTGAGTTCCTAATCTGAAAACGCTCGGAAGGTCTGATTTTGTTGGTGTAGGAAACATTGATTTCAGAAACTACGGAATCGAAAATTGTTAGTACATTTGCCATGTCGATAATTTGTTAAAGGTTATTGATTTAAAGCAGGGAGAAAGGCGTCGAAAACTTTACCTCTCTGCTTTTTTGTTACTATAAAGATACAAAATATATTGATATATTTATCTATATATCAGATAGTTGAACACATCGGAAGGGATACCAACCCTTGAACGCCAATTAGGCATTATACCTTATCCCCTCCTTACTCCTAAAACTTTTTTTCCGACTTCAAATATAAAACGGGGCGAGTTTTTGCCAAAACAGGGCGATATTAAGGCCTTTTTTCACATTAATAAAGTTTAACATACTGATTTATAGCATTTTAACGGTTTAATTTCTTTTTACCCAAAAAGAACACACACACGTAGGGCCGCCCCGCTCTGTCCTTTGGTTGCAATTGCAAGGGGTCTCGACGGCGGGAAATGTGACGAATTGATAATATTCTGATAACATAAGAATTTCGACAGTAAGGCAATATACCACCGCATACAAAAAAGCTCGTAGCATACGCTACGAGCCAGCTATTACAACCAAGTACAATAGCTCTTTACTTGGGAGAGATCGCGGCTCCGGTAGGCCTATTCACAAGCTTGAGTAATGATTTACGACACAACAGATACTTGAATGCATCGGTGAAGTTCGTCGATTCTTTAGCCAATCGGTGCACTGGTAGTCCATCCACCTTCTTTTGTTTTACTACCAGGCCATTCATGCGAGCACCACTCGATATCTTGGCGGCAGTATTCTCCAGCTGTGCTTTAAGGTATGGGCAGTTAGTCCTATCAATCAACAGTTTTGGTAACAGCTTGTTGTTTCCACTCATGAGTTCCATCATGAAGCTATATTCTGCATTGCTACCGATATTACCTTGACCAATACTCATCAGCTGTACGGACCAGCCAGTACGTTTACCGTTCACATCAACCTCTATCGCCTTCTTAATCTGTGTGGCCACATCCTGGCCGATCTTGGCATAGTTATTTGCTGCCCGGTCATAGTAGAGCTTAAGAACCTTACGCTTATGTGCGGCAAAATAACGAAGAAACTCATCCGCCATTTCGCGAAGGTACGAAGGAGGCAACGTATAAAGTTCTTTGAGTATCCGGTAGGTATTACCACGCTGTTGCCCAAACACCATCCATAATGTATTACCGATATCCAATCCCGCTTCCAGTGATTGGTTCTTATCTAAGTGTCTAAGCACTCTACAATCAGGTTCGGATCCAAAAGGTAACGTCTCCAAGAATTCGTTATCATTGCCATCGGCATAGAAATGCTTCTCTGCTAGGTTTGAATAAAAACGTGATGCGGCGGATAGCTTGGGGATGATGGATAGGATATTCGTCAGAACCCCTTCAAGCCCTACCGAAAACTCTTCGTCAAACCATTCAAGTCCCAAAATATCCACATTGACAAATGAGGATGCAATTAGGAAAAAAGACGTTTTCTTTCTCAGCAGATTCCAGCGCTTTTCCCACCGCTCCATGTTCTTGCGGGCTAGTTCAACTTTTTTTTGATTCTTGCCATCTAAAGCCACCGCATACTCTTTTTTCGTCTCATTATAGACGTATCCGACGTGCAATAGATCCAGGATCTTTTGCTTATCATTCTTTTTGGCCATTTTCAATATCCAATCGAATTCACCTATTCGATTCGGATCAGGCATATCGGTGGTAAAGGTCTGAGCGCGATAAAACGGTGAATCACCATACTTGGCTCTATATCCACGGACAGCCTTCAAAAGGTTGGAAACACGAACCTCTGGAAAGTATTTCACCTCGTCACCGAACACTTCTACATACGAACGACCGGCGCCGATCGCAGGCCTATCGAGCGAAATAAATGTGACATTAAATCCATTGAAGAATACCATGGTATTCTTCCACGACGACATGATGTTGTACATATTTGCACGCCACTCTGCCGGCGGTTCTTTGTTGATCACATAGTGAACATCCTCCTCCCATCCATGAAGCCGAAGGCCCTCCTGAAGGGAAGGTATTACGTTCTTATGAAGGTTGGCATAGGTATCAGAAACAAATGCCACCGGTGCCCCGGGAAGATCAAAAACAGACTCCTGTAGACGTTGTACTACAAAGTCCGTGGTCTTAGACGAAGCACGCCCAAGAACCCCGTAAAAGTCCCTTGGCATCATTATACTGCACAGTTGTGCAAGCCAGTTGGAATAACGGACCTCTACGTCATCCCTGTTCAGATCCAATTTTGCTTTCCTGGTCATCGAGCATTTCTAAAAAATTAACGTCTTCTACTCCGGATTCCTGACGAAAACGGCGTTTTTCCACCTCTGGAACTTCCAAAGCATCAATACGCTCAGCTAAAGCGTTTCGGTCAGCATTCGTCAATCCTATCGCTTTGGGGCTGAGTGAATAAATTTTAATTGGTTTTGCATAGAGCGCCTCCGGAACCTTTGGCGCCTCCGGGACATCGAGGCCTTTGATCTTATGCGCGCGGGAAATTAAATCCCCATAAATTTCCAGATCTTTTGGTGTTTCCGCGGTTTTCATAATGATAGCTGCAGCTGACAACAGCTGCTCAAAAAGCATGTTTCGATGCGCTTGTTTCTCTATCCCATCGTCCAGATAAAATAGATTAATTGCTTCATCGTACATCAACCTTGAACGCCTATACGATAAACCATAAGGGGGCCTCTGCACAAAAGCAATGGCATTTTCTTTGCCATATTTTCTACGAAGTGAGTTCAGCAGGTACAAGACATCCAAATAGCATTGTTCTTCCTCTGTCAGCTCTAAACTGGACCCTGCCTGAATGTAGTCCTGAAGCTTATCGAAATGAGACTTTTTAAAATCATATCCCACCATACAAAATCTCATCTACAGCGTTACGAAACTTGACCGTCTTGCGAAGTTTATCCAAGCGTTGTGCCTGAGTCGCATTTTGATCAGCGTCTTCAAGCATGGACAGCCCCTCCTTTGCATGATAATAGAGAACACCTCTATCGTAGTGGTGTTTAAGTTTACTATCCTCAAGCATAAAGTAGTACATAAACTCTATTTTGGGCACATCAAAAAACATGGCCACCTTTTCCGGAGTGTATCCGATGGCAGCAAGCTTTTCTAGGTCATCCCAAGATATTTTATCCAACCATGGAGGTGGCGGAATACTATCCCACCTGGCTGCACTCAGGGTTATATCTGAAGTCATAGACTTTTGTTGATTTACAAAATACGTACTGCTCTTTCATTGCATTCTCGCCATAATTTCCGGAACCTTCCACTACAAAAAAACCGGATGGCGTTTTAAGACATGTCACTTTTCGGTGTGTCCACTCGTACCGGACAATAATTCGCCCACTTTTTGCTAAGAGTTCCAGCCGATCATACACTTTAGGCATACGGAACTTGATACTGGCCGATATTTCAATTTCCACACTGCCAATCAACCCCGCTTCTTTCCATCTTATCAGTGAGCTAATTATGCGATCATTGATAGAGTAAGTAGCGACAAACAGGTTGTCAATGCGACCAGCATGCCTTATCAAGTACACGATGAATGTGAAAGCATTGAAACTTTTCGTGGTTTCGATAAAGAAAACCTCTTCATCCTCAGGCAATCGACCGCAAAGATCTTTAAGGTTACGTATCCGAAAGAAATGTAAGCGTTCAAACCTTGCAGAATAAAGCCTGGCATTGTTGCGCTCCTTTCGAATATCATCAAGGGAGAAATACTTCATCCAAGCAAACGGTTTACCTCGGCCAGTTCTGCCTGCTTATGATTTAACCGGACACGGCGCTCCGTCTCCAGGTGTGGCTTATCCTTCTTTTTGATCTCACTCTCTATTCTCCATATGTTATGCTCAAGCTGGAGCTGTTTTCGAACCAATTCCTTGGTAGTAAGTTTTCGGAGCCCTCTCATTTTGTTGAAATGCCTAAAAATTGGATGCTTACCTAAAACCACCTTATGCTTTTGGTAGTAATCCAGCTCAGCATAGATCGCGCGATTCTCCTGATAGTTATCGATCAATGACCGGCAAGCGTCGGCACACTGAGTCGCATTCTCACAATCCTTTAAACCCGCATGCAATTCGCGGTACCGATAATAGGAGGAGAACTTATCCGTAACCAAGGCGCGGAGCTCAAGAGGACAGCCTGGTTCTTTTAGAAACGGGAATTCTTCGCGTAATCCCTTTACGGATGACCGAACTGTGAGGGGATCACTGGGAAGACATGAAACGACCGGAGTGACATTGGCGATGCTGGATAGCTCTTTGATCATCCGTTGAAGGTTCTTGGCCGGATTAGCTTTTACCATCCGAACCAAGAACACATTCTTTGAATAGGATTCAAGCAACTGGATACCTACATGAATATCGCATCCGGAACTCAGCCAACTCAGGACCTCCTCTCTCACTTCTCAAACCGGCATTTGTCTGCAAATTGACGAGAGAGCCACTCCATAAGCAGTGTACTATAACCGGATTCCGAATGATTCAAAAAATGCTTGGTTCCGATCAATTTTCGGAAGATGTTTTTCTTTTCTTCGGTCTCAAGCTTTGAGATTACACGGAGCAACCACTTATCGGACTCCCACATATGAACGTCAGCAGGCACCGATTCGTCGTTGTGCAAATTCAGATACATGGATGCAATGAGTAAGCCTTGGCTCTCCATCTCGGGAAACATTTCAAAGACATCAACCATCTTACTTTTCTCAAAAAAGAAAGGCATATGGACGTCAAAATTTCGCGTTGGTAAGTCGTGGCCTTTTAATGCGTTGAAAGTTTTTCCCTTGTTTTCATCATAGAGACTGTAGATGGGACCAACCATGAGTTCACCATCCACCTTAAGCACCTTGATATCCGCAAGTGATGTCTGACGAACAAAATAGATATCGTCGTTTGACCAGACAAAATCATCTCCAATCCGCTCATCCATAAGGATCTCTTTCATTTTTTCGATGACATCCGACTGAGGATCCGCACCAATGCAAGCATGATTGATATGAAGGATCTCCTCACCAAACCAGTCTTCTTTGTCACCGATTACCACCAGTTGAAAATCTTCAGAGAAATTCTTAGCAATGGAGCGAACGGCATAAAGGAGTTCTTTCCCTTGCGCCGCTAACTTCAGATACGGGATAACTACGGCCAGTTTTTTGTTTGTTTCTTCTGGGGCATTGTCTTGTCCCAATCTTGACTCTGAATTTCCTTGGTTTTGGGTGGAATCAACCGAATCCGATACCGGTGTGCTCTCGGAATTGGAGGGATTCGAATCTGTTTCATCACTGTTTTTTCCTGACTGTTCTTTTGCAGCCTGCTTAGAAACCGCTTTTTCAGCTGCTTTCTGTTTTGCTGCAGCTTTTTCTTCGGGGGTTTTTGCGTTGCTCATTATTGATGCTTTTAGGGTAATGAATTGTAACCCAAATTTGCAATTGCAAATACCCGAATTAAAGGACAAATGCCCCTGACCAAATAGCGTCAGGGGCATTTCAAACCCTAAATCAAAATAATACAAATCAAATTCCGCCACCAGTAGAACCGACGGAAAGCCCCAGAGCCGCGTTTACTTCGGCATTATCGGTCGGAGGAATCAACGACTTTGCAATTCGGCCCAATGCCGGTCCAGCAAACTCCTGTGCCATCGTAACGGCGTGTTTGCTTCCGTCCTTGTTGTCCTGACCATTGTCCTGAGTAATGCTTAGCGGGTTACCTGGCATGCCAGCGACTTTACAGTCAGTACCAACACAAGGGATTTGGATAACACACAGCTCTTCGTTGATGTTATTTTCAACAAAAAGATCAAAGGCCTCAGAGTCACCTGGGAATTCAAAATCCACGTGATGGATGAAACCACGTGCATCTTTTTCTCCGGCAGACTGATGGTACACATTCTGGGTTGTATTTGTGGCATAGATACCAACCGGCTGTTTGCCTTCATGGAAGTCAAAAGCAGACACCCTTACTTCACTCTCCAGCCTGGTAAACACTTTCAAATCTTTCACCAAGCAGACCATCAGGAAAGATTTCTTTCCTGTGGGTCTACCGGCATTGCTCGATGGCTTGGTCACCGAAACAAGTTTTGCATACGGCATATCTTAATATTTAATGGTTAAACAAATCAAAGACCACCGCCGGTTGAACCTTCAGGATCCGTCGAGCTCGAGAGGGGGGGCAGATACGCGAAAAGTGCCTCCTGCATGGCAAAGCCGGTACCTTTACGGAAGTGGATGAACACTTTCACATCGTAGTTCTGAACCTGCATGAAGATTTTGGCCTCATTCGGATTTTTCGACATAAGGTGTTTCCAGTTTTCCTTAGGGGTAATGAAAAACACACCGGTACCAAGCATTCCATCAACAGGCTGAAAAGTAAAGTTGGTGAAATCAATTTTCAGTACTTCCCCATCTTGGTTCTTGGTATACGGGTATTTATCCCGGTAGGCTTTTCCGTACATGGTACATACATCCGGGTCCGCATAAACAAGCAGCTTCTTTCTGCGGTAATTTTTGGACACTTCTTTCACCGCCAGGTCCATCTTTTCCAAAATGTTTGCTTGAGTGAGCGTAACGCCATCCAACAACCAGGCACCAATTTGCTTGCTACCGGCTTTGAGGGCCCTCAAAATGGTAATGTAACCATCCATTGAGTCGGCTGCATCCGAGCCAGCTTCGCCATCTTGTGTGGGAGAATGTTCCACAAATTTACCAGTAGCCAGGGCTTCTTCTAGATCTTCCAGTAATTTGGGAATGATGAGTGCATCAACGATGTACTTCACAATCGGCATGTTTTCGGGGGTCTGGTCTTCATCGTACAGGTACCCGATATATTGATCAATGATCTCTGCCGGCTTGATGGGTACGTTCACCTTGAGCAAGAAATTCTTGATGGTGATGGGTGTGAACTTCGTTGTTCCTTTGGGCGTCCAGAATGGAGTAAACTGTTGAAGCACCGAAGAAATGATTGCCTGGGAGGCCTTCCATTCCAGCAAATCGGTAACAACAGTCGTCATGTAGTTAGTACATGTCAAATCCGTTGTCAGTCGACGAAGGATCTCAATCTTTTCATGCGACACATAACGGCCGAATTCGGACTGCAGTTCGTTCGTATTTACGGTTTCATCCGTCGAATAGGACATTGACCGGTCGCCGTGAAAGAAGTTCTCAATGACGCGGTTGTGCATCATTTTCGGATCCGGTTTGAAGGCAACCTTTTTCCCAGCCTTGGAAACAGGAATACGTTCAGCGGAGTCCGGCTCGGCATCAAAAGAAAGAGCATCAATGGTTTGTTGCAAGGCGTCTTTGTCCGCCAGTGCAGCATCCAATTTAACTTTCATGTCTTCCAGTTGAGCTTGCGCTTCGGAAAGCTCATTGGGATCAAGAGCGGTTGCATCGGCTTCATGCAAAGCCAATTCTGCCACGTAATTTTCAACAAACTTGGCACCGAATTTTTCAGTGAGCGTAGCCTTTTCCGCGTCAGAAACAACGCTTTTACCTTTAGCATCTTTGGCAAAAGACTTGATTCCGAGCACCGAAAGCACTACAGAAGTCACCGATGAAAAATTAATTTTCATACTTGATGAGATTAGAATTTATAATATTGGTTTACAATGGATCGTTGACGTAATTCCCTAGCTCTAGTTATTGCCATGGCTTCATTTCCCACCTGGTCAATTAACCCTATTTCTTTGGCAGTCTGGGCAAGGAACATCCTTCCTGCAAGAATCCCGGGAGTCTCTTGTTTAAGCTTTTCTCCTCTTTTTGCTCGAACTGTTTCCTGGAAACTTCGGGCGAGGGGATCGAGTTCCTCGGATTTGATTTCATCATATTTCCCTTCAAGTGCTAATTCGAACGGCCGGTTTTTCCAGTCGCTCAGTGATGAATAAATTTTGTGTTGAATCACACCCTCTTTCTCGTAGTACTTGCTGAAGTCATTGAATGACATCATCACTCCGATGGAACCGATTTCCGATGAGATGTTGTTGTCTGCAATGATCAAATCGCAATGGCAGGCAAAATAGTAAGCGGCAGACGCACACAAATCAACCGATGCAACTACGGGTTTTCCCATTGCCTGGATAATCTGAACGGCATCCACCATCGGGGCAATGGCATCCACGGCCCCGCCTCCCGAGTCAGTCTTTACAACCACAGATCCAATATTGGGATGGGAGGCAATGCAAAGCATGGCTTGAGCAAGTTCCATGGTGCCATAACTGCACATGGTACCATACTTGAGCATGGTACCGGTAAGTTCACTTACAAGCGTGCTATTCTCAGGCAAATCATCAAGATTGCATCGACGGATGCGGGCACTATCGGGTTCTTGATCAGCACTGAGGATATCCATCAGGATAGGCTTTTCGTCTGATAACAATACACGAGCACCCTCAGAAGCCATGTAGTCACCATTGATCATTTTATCAACGATGAGATATTGAGATTCAACTGCTCTGGGCAAGATGGCCCATTTGCCTTTAACGATGGAAGAAAGTAGGTGTGAATAGCTCATTGATAGGTACTGTTATTGACAGTACAATGCTACCAAGGAATACCACCTTGATAAAGGACTTTAGAGGTATAGATATTTTGCTTTTTCGGCTGAGTTACGCTTAGAAACCAAGTTCAATGATGTTGCAGAAGTGTTCGTGTGATGGCTCAGAATAACCGGATTTTCTTCCGTTCCCACCAATTTATACACCCCCGAATTATACTTTAATCTAATCAAAACAGCCTGACCGATGATTTCACGAATATCTTTTTCGGAATTCGGATCCATTCCTTTCAATTCGATGCTTAGTTCCTGGCTTACCATTTCACCATTCGTATCATCAGATTCAGTGAACGATGCGGAAGAAAAACGTATGGGAATCCATTCGGAAACTAAAACCATAATGATACTACCAGGATAATCTTTTACGGTCGCCATTGAATTTAAAACATAATCAACACCGCAAATTATTGCTCTCTTAGAACCATTATCCTTTACTTGTAACATGACAGTGAGGTATTTACTTAAATATTTCAGTAATAAAAACACAAAATAAGCAACAATTAATTAGCTTATTTTTATTTGAATATTCAACTCATTGAACTAAAGCGTCTTGAATATCTTTTGCAATTGATTTTTTAAGACTTTTTCGACTTCTGTAGTCGTATTTCTTTATTTGGTCAAAGTTTATGGCATTATTCTTCATACCATACTGCACCAAAAACGATTCAATGATGTCTTTTTGGCAAAAACCTTTTTCATATCCGATGGAAAAATAATCACGTAGTCGACGGCGAAACTCCGACTCAAGATATTGGTTGATCATTGTTTCTTTCCATGCCGGAACATGGATAAAGTGATTTTTGAAAATGTAGTGATTGTGTTCGGATACCGGCAAAAGTAATTTTACCGGGTGCGACATTGGTCTAACTTCGGTGGGCTGCTTTGCGATGGTCCACATAGAATCAATGTACATACCGATATCACTTCGCTTCGTCAAAATTATCGAACCGGTATCGTCTGTTTTGAATTCATGCAACAAAAAATCGTGCAAGTGTTTCTCAAGGTCAATTGTAACGGTCGGCTTTTCCATTTCAAAGGGTGTTTTAACCTTAAAGTTAATGAATACACATCAGATAATCAACACAATAAGACAAATATCATAAAACATTTTTCAGTATAAAATCCCCTTTTGCAGATAGACCCTAGCTATTCTGTACAAAATTCTGTGCTTGAGTGCACCTCGAAATAAATACAAACATAAAAATCTCTATATAAGCCGATTAAATCCGTACTATTTTTCGATAATTTACAATTTAGAAATCAAACCTCGTACAAAACTGTACAAAATGCATTTTTGTACAGCTGGAACAAATTCGTACTAAAATCGTGCAGATATTAATTTATTGATTTTCTGAATTTTAAATGCATATTTTTACACATTTGTACGAAAGTACAATTCTTATCCTATTTTTTGGGTTGGGTATATTTCAATAAATGAAAATATAAAAAAAGAGATATTATATATCTATATGTCAAATAATTATGAAAATCCAATCCGATTAACACAATCCTCCCCCGCTCCCCCTCCATGCGTCTTTTTGTACCAAAACGTGCAATTTCTCAAAAGGGGGGCGGGGGGAAACGCAACGTGAAAAAGAACAAGGATACACCATACGGCTTATATCAATATGAATGCTTGCGTACAACGCCAGGAGTATAAACGCAAAAAGCCCTCCTGGATCAAGGAAGGCTTTTTAATGATTGATTAAGTATGGACTAAACGCCCATTAGAAGCATCTTATATACCCGCTCGATGTGATCGATATCAAGTGGTAATGGTAAACTAGAGCCAGCCACTCCTTCCAATTCCGCATAATGCTTTTTAAGTGAGAAATTATCGGGAATATCAGCGGTATAGAAATACACAATGGAAATCGAAAAATTACCATTCAATTTCTTAGAGTAAATGACATGCTTCATGTCGTAAAAGCCACCACGTGGACTATTTTTATCCGTCCATTCTTGACGTTTGTACCCAAGTGCTTCTAGCGTTTCAGAGTTAATCGCTGCCACACGACAAAGATTCTCATTGGTTTTATTTTCACCCCATAAATCCATAATAAATGTTGTTCCATATTCCGGTGTAAGATGATTGTGGAATATTTTTTGGGTGATGTCTAAGATTTCGTTTTTCATCTTGACTACTATTTTCAGAGGATAAGGCATTCTTCAAATATCATTCCAACAACCAGTTCTTTATGTTCATGCTTCGGCGCGAATGAGCCCATTAGTGCGCGAGCATACAAGAAGGCGTTTTCTTTCCATGTTCCAGGTACGTCTTCCTTCAATTCAACTTTACCACCATGGTAGAAAAGTTCGCAGAACTTCTTCATTCCCATTCTAGGCTGCCGCTTTTCCGCCTCTTCTAGCAACTCTTTTGGCGTATTGAAAGTGCAGAATGCTATATCGACGTCTGTCACTTTTGGAAAAGGATAATTAGATAAATCCATCTTTTACTTTTTAGGTTATTAATACTTGGAAAAACTATTCGTTCTTTTACCATTTCTCACCGCCCGGTCATGCGAGGTCTCCTTAATTGTCGCATATCCACATGTTGGGCATATGTAAACAAATAGATCCGGAGTGGTAATGCTGTCGCTTGTCGTTTTAACTCGTGACATCTTTGCTCCGTCAATTTCGCAGTTCATATCAAAAATCTTCTTTGAAATAAGCGTTGCAGAAAAACTCGTATTCTCTCGGTAGCCTCTTTGAACCAACGACAACGGCCTGACCTTTAGAAGCCATCTCGAATAGTTTTTGCGTAACAATCGGGCTACTTTTAAAATCGAATGTACCGGCCAACACAAAATAGGCCAACGAGAGATCATAATCAAACGGTGAGACCTGGATGATTTTCATCGCATCGCTTACCGTTCGCGCAAAACCCATTTTTATGGCGATGCGAGCTATCATCTGCCTACGAGCTTCAGGATCCGGGTCCACGACTACTACAATTTTGTTTTCTTTTCTCATTTCCTTCGTGCTTTAATCAACTCTCTCTTTATTTGGTATTCGGCTCTTTCTTGGAAAAATTTGGTATGGGTGATCACCCCTTTGATCATATTCGAATCGTAACCTACGATATCTATGTTACATTCCCATCCGGTTTGAAGGATGTACAAGCATGCGAGTTTGATGAAAATTGGTCGATTCTTGACTGAAACATTATCTTCTACAGAATACGACTCACCAGGCTTCAAACTACGGAATACATTGTAGGCGGTTTCTTTAAATGAATCAAATCGCTTTTCTCCAGCTTTCTTACGAATCAAATCAATCTCTGATAGTGACCGTAGCGTATAATTGCTTAAATCCATGATATCCGTTTAAAATGGCCCTTCATCACTTATCAAATCATCTTTTAATTTTTCAAAATCGGCATCACCAATCGTGAAATACTCTACCCCTCCGGATTTGTCGTCAATGTCCGGTCGGCCATCCGCATCGAAGTATATAGGATTACCCGTTACCCGATCAAAGCGCTGAGGATTGAATACATAACCCTTCCATTTACAGTACTTGACAATCTTCTTTTTAAACTCTGTGGCCGTGATGTACTTGCGTTGCAATGGTGCATATTCAAAGAACTTATCCGTGAGATCCTTTCGGGGTATCTTATTGTTCCGTTTTTCAGAGTCGGAGAAATACTCATCCGCCCATGCAATAAAATCCTCGGTAATTTCCTGCCGGAGTTGTCTTTGCTCCAATCTCTCACCTGGAGCCTCCACTACACCATAGATCAAATAAGTCTGTATGCACATGGCAAGCATATTCCAACAGAGGTTCCACTGATCAAAGTCCCAATCCGAGAAAAATCTCAATCCAAAATCATCAATAGGTTTGTGCTTGTCGTTGTAGTAATCAGAAAAGGCGATCAACCATTGCCGGTCCTTATGTGAAGAACCATCTCCTCTAAGTGCGTGATTTGTGGTTAAATAAATCTTTGGTGAGAGTTCAAAAGGAATGGTCATGCGAAGGCCTCCTTTCTTATTAACAGTCCAGTCACCCGTTATGCAGAAAAACAGATCTTCGAAAACGTACCCCTGCCGAACATCGTCAATGAAAACGATCCTGGTATCTTCTTCCACATCGTTCCATAGGAAGTTGTCAGAATCCATATCTCGTTTTTTTCCATTGATGCTTGCAACTTTTCGAACACACTTAAGCATTTCTCCAACCAAAGACTTTCCGGAGCGGCCATTGGATTCACCAACCGTTGATTGCTTTCCATCCATGGCAACAACAGCCTTGGCGGTTGATGGATCTTTGCATTCAATCAATAAGTAACCAATCGAGCACAGCTTTGAAATAAAATGCACGATGTTTTCCTGGCGTTCTTCGTCCGTGATTGACACCGATGCATAACCTTCGCGGATCATCTTTTCCTTTCTCCATGTGAAATTTGAAGCATTCTCAAGGAATCGAAGAAAGTGACACTTTTGTCCTTCCGGACTAATGGAGTAGGAGAATGCCCCGGATGCGTCCTGCCAGATATCAATAAGTTGAGGGAGTTTCTTGGCCGGGAAATCTTTTTTTTGATCACTCCATATTTGGTGGCGAATCTGCGTATAATCAGACTCAATTATGTCATCAATAGTAACCTTCCAGCAATTTGAGGTAAAGTAAAAATACTGAAGATCACGCGCTGGTTTTAGAAATGACGGATTGATGAATGAGAGCAGCTTAAGCTTATCAGGGCCCACATACTGAGACACCCCTTTTGAGATCATTTCATTGATTGACTCATTGCAATTAGACTCCGTAAATTCAAAAAGAAAATCGCGAGCTTCAGACGGATCTATTATGCGGACCGTTGGTGGTGTTAGGTGAACGAATGCCTCTTTCCCATCCAGCTGTCGGTATCGGCCAAAACCTCTATTTTGAAGGAAACGTCTGCAACGCACATAACGGAACTCATACTCAGTGTATGGCGTACCATCACGTCGAGTCTTATGGATCTCCTCCCAGTATTGCTCGTCAGATTCAAGCGGTTGAGCACTTTCAAGTTCACCGACTTCGTTTAGACGCCATTTATGTCGACCAATCTTAAACTCAGGGAAATCCTTTAGAATTTGATAGTGCGCCTGGGCAAACTTTCTAGGGCTATTTATTGACCAAAACTCCTCCAGCTTTTGGTCAGAGATACTTGTAATCTTGTGCAGCTGTAGAAACTTACCAGTGTGGTGTTTTTCATTTATCAGGTGCTCTACATCGTCAATAATGGCACTTTCATTTCCTTTAAGTGAATTTGCGAGCAGGTCATCAATACCCTTATCTCCTACAGCGTTTGATCTAACGTACCCGAAATAAATCTCAACATAAATCTCACGGTTGGTGAGCGTACGCATGTACTCCTTGTAATTTTTTACTGCGGAGAAAAAGGCGCGCGGTCGGCGATCGACCGGATCGTTTATCTTGATATTGTGGGAAAGATCGTTCCAATCAGAGTCCAAAAGAAAACACACTTCCTTTACTTGGCATTCCTGGATAATTCGAATCAAATCCTCGGGAAGCACACCATTGTATGCAATGTTTTGAATCCCGGAAACAGCAACAGACAAAAGGCCGTGTTTAGAGGCCTTCTCAGCCTTCTTTTCCCCTTCCTGTATAAAGAGTCGATCAATCCGCTTTTTTGCCTTGTATGCCTCCCTGACACGCTGTGGAATATAAATTGGCGTTCCGGATCCATATGGACTCCTGTATTTTGTCGGCTTACCCTCTTTATCCGGATGCTCGTGCTCAAATTGCCACCGAACGCGAAAATATTCCTTCTTCTTCATTGTGCGCTGCCGACTATCCTTTACTTCGTACAAGAGTGGCATCCCATCCAAATCATAATACCGGATTATCGCATCATCCCCAGGAATAATTTCACCTCGATCATTAACAGTTCCAGGTTCGAACGTGTATTCTTCAAATATGCTTTTATTATCATCGTGTCGAAATATGGTAGCCTTGACATCTTTATAATCCAATCCGGATCCCGCCAGCATTCTCCAACAAAAAGAATCCGGATCCAAACGAGGATTGACCTTTGATTTTTTTACAGGCAAGACCGGCTTGGGTGTTTTTCGATTGATAGGCTGAACATCCAAAACAATACCACAAAAATCCGCTAAGTACTTAATCGATTCGGGAAATGTCTTGTTCATCCCACGCATCAAAAAATCAAGTGGTGTCTTCCCTTTGAGTTGATTGCATTTAAAACAGGAAAACACTTCTTTAGCCGGATTAATTGAAAGGCCTCTTTCCTCCTTACAAAATGGACATTTACCAACGTAACTGGATCCGGACTTTTGTACTGGAACAAAGTCTTCAATAACCTCAAGCAATTTAGATGCGGAGGCAGAAAGTACCCTGTCTTTATCTATTTCTGATATGAACATACTTATGGTTTAAAATGGATTTGGAGCTGCCTGGCCACGAACATCTCGTAATCTGAACATCCGATGTAATCGCAGAAATTCTTAATCTCTTTCTCCGACGGTTTTTTATCTCCTCTGAGCAACAAGCCCCATCGTCTTTGGCCAATACCCGTTAAGCGGTAAAATTTCCGATCAGGCTTAAAACATTCCGGATGTTTGATCTTATAATCTAGAATTTGATAGAATAGGCTATTCATTTGCCACAAAGGATTGCCCATTATCTATCTGAATGTCGAGTGCATGCATGATATCCCCAACCACGTCTTCGAGTGAGACATTACTATTCAGTTTTAAACTTATTCCACCTAGACCCTCACCGTAATATGCGATATTGGCGAGGTATCCGACAGTTTTACAACTCTCCAATTCGCATAAGAAAATCGGGAGATCAAGGGGTTTGAAATACGTGATTAAATTCAGATTTCCGGATGACGGTTTTCCTACTTCAATTCTGCATTTTCCACGCTCGAGAGTAATCGAATTTTTCATCTCACTAGTATTATTCGTTTTCAAATAGTCTATTCTTGTTGGCATAGGTAAGAAACTCATTCAGAGAATGCATTTTCAATCGCTCGAGGGCATTTCTCTTATGCTTCTTCACCGTCACCATGGAAATAAATAACCGCTCCGAGATTTCCTCAACACCAAGTCCCTGATAGTATAATTTCATTACATCTTGCTCCCTGGGGGATAGCTTTGCATTAAAGGAGGGATTACAAATTATATTGCAGTATTTGCACTCTCCACGGAGTGGGCAAGAGACAAATTCAAACCTGAAACATCCACGTGAATCAATGTCTGCACGTGAATCATATTCATTGAAGTTGCACCGTATGAAACGATGGACAATCAAATACTCATAATAGTGAAGATTCTGCCGGCTACTCTCATATGTCTTGCTTAATGCCACCATTGCTTCGGGATAGAATTCACTTATCCTTTCAATCATTGCAACAGTAAACTCACGATCGGTTTGTTCATAAACTTTTAGAGATGAATCAGCACTTGATATCATCACCTGGCCAACTGTGGTTCCATAAAATTCAAAGTTGTGGAGTTCCATTTCAATCGTTGATTTGAGTTGGAAAAAGCTCTTCCTCACCTACTCCTGCCACTGAAGCAATCGCTTTGCGCTTCAACTTATCCGGAATAATTTCACCTGACAACCAACGATAGACCGATTTTTCACTAACCCCACAAGCATCGGCTATTTTTTTCCTAAAGTCATCCGCGGGTGCCGGTTTTGTCTTTAATCCATCGTAATACTCCTTCAATGCCATTTTGTTAAAGTTTTGTTTGTCAATAATTTTTATGATTCTAATAATCATTATATTTGCAATATGTCAGCAATAACTGACACCGTGCAAACTTAAAGCATTGCTTTGATTTATCAAAATTATTCAAGGCAATTTTAAGGCATCTTAGAAATATTTATTATAAATGGCAGTTAAAGAAAGAATTACATTATTCATTAAGTCGTTAGAAATATCTAAATCTGAATTTTGTAGACAGATTGGAGTTTCTAATGCATATATATCGTCCATTAGAAAATCTATCCAACAAGACAAGGTTCAAAGAATTGCCTTGAAATACCCCGAATTGAATATTGAATGGCTTTTAACCGGTGATGGGGAAATGCTTAAGAATTCAAAACCAAATCCAATAGCAATCAATGACGAAAACGAGTATATCCGTGAGTTAAAAGAAGACAAAAAGCACTGCCTGAAAATAATTGAAGAGCAATCTGAGATAATTAGAAGTCAGCAAAAAACAATTGAACGCCTTGAAAGGGAACTGGATGAAAAGAGAAATGCATCCGTTGCCCCCGAGGCGGGTGCCGAATGTGCCAATGTAGGGTGATCGGGTTTGGAATGAAAGTAAGTCTGTACTAAAATGTGATACGATGGAAAAGTTTATCGAATTGACAGCTAACAGAAAAAAGGCTTCAATTAATATTGAAGAAATCGCAGCATTTGTTGAAATAGAAAGTGGAACCAAAATTTTCTTGCGGAACAAAGAATCATTATCGGTTGATGAATCCTATGAGGTAATAAAAAGGAATTTAGTTCCCATGAGAAAAGGCATTACTAATTGTAGTATACCAGGGAAGAAATAAGTTAATCGTTAAGCTTCATATCCATGAGTACAAAGAAAGTTTATTGTTATGATGTTAGAATCCCTGACAATTACGATTTTTCAGTTATTCTTCAAAATGCCGATTTCCGAAGACCTGTTGAGATAGGTCTCAAAAAAATTGAAATATTCAACGTTGAACGTGATGAACGCAGACGATTGATATCGGGTATATTCGTGTGCACGCAAACAAGAAACTTACCACCGGCCCATACTCCAGGAGAAGAAGATTATTCGGCAGTGCCTCTCGAAAATGGTCAAGGATTGGCATACCCAAACGCCTTTCTTTATTGTGAGCAAACAAGAGTTCTTTTAATTGAATATAATAGATACGGTGCAACGGTTGGAAATCTGATTACGTTTTTCAATTATAACGCTAGGCAATCCAATCTAATGGATTGGGATATTGGGATTTCAATCATTCTTGCTCAAGATGCGTATACACGTGCGGAAAATATCACGTCAATTAAAGAGTTAACTGTTCAGGTTGCGACACCTCAAAGATTGATAGTAAACCATGATTATTCACATGGAACACTTGAGGACATCGCACTTCTTGGCCGTGATTTAAATGGCACAAAATCAATAACAGTAACAATAAAGGGTGACTTTAATAACGGGGGACTTCTAAGAAGGAGAATCTTAGATATTATAAAATCACTAAATCTAATTGGTCAAAAGCTGCCAAATGCAAAGGGTTCTACAAAAAACAGCCTTTGCATCACTGGCTCAGTTAATACAGATGACGGCGGATCGAGGGAAGAGGTTATAAATCTTTTTGTTGATAAATTAATTGGCTATTTTGAATTAGAAGACCTGCAAATACATCCTAATTTACAGCCAATAAACCGAAGAAATGGGATATATGCCGCCTATGATAACTTAAGGGATCAACTTTACGCTTTAATGGGTATCCGAGGTCTTTAA